GGATTTAAATTCCTATCGATGTACCACGATAGACCCGTGAAAGCGCAAAATCGGGATTCACTTGTAGCCCTTTAAACCGTGCCAATGGACCACATGAAATGCCGATTTTAAAAGTATCTCCGTTCTCTGGCACCAGAACGTAGAGGTAGTGTTGTTTCTCTTCTTGCATATCAATACCACTGCTTGATGAGAACCGCGCAAATGTTGACTATGCGCGAAGGTTAATGTGAATAGTTGACTATGCGCGATGTGACTACAGTCAAAAGTTGACTGTAGTCGATTTAACTCCACCAAAGATCGACTATGTAAGATATTGTCGGGAGAAACGTTGACTATACGCGATGAAATGACCCTAAAAGCCATCTCAATAGCGACTTGCAGAATATTGACGCCAGCAAAAATCCACCAGCGTCAACGAATGTCGCCTATAGTCAACTTCTCGCTATCGCATATAGTCAATATTATGGATTGCGCTTATGGATCTGGAAGCCGATTTTCCTGCCGTTTTTTATCTCTGAAAATTTAAGATATTCAATAGCTTCCAAATCTTTCATGGCTTTTCTGATAACGCTATTTTGCACGCTAACGGATGATTTGAGATTAAGCCTTGCTCTAAGGCGCTCAATGCTGACAGGTGCCGGGTTGGCGGGTAGAGCCTCAAAGAATGTATACAGTACCTTGGCTGTCTCTTTGCGCCCGAGCTTATCCAGCATCTTCAGCTTCAGGATTCGCTTATAGTCAACATAGTAAAGTTCAGATAGCTGTTTCTGCGGCTGGATCTCGATAACATCAAGCTCGGTATTCAGGCTGCTATATGCCAACAAGTTGACGTTAATGTTATTGAGATGACCTTTTGCCGCCGGGAAGCGGAATTTGACAACTGTCTGCTGAATGCGTGTCAGAGAGTCATCAATACTTTTACGGAACGCCTTTGAAAGGCGCTTACGTGGATAGCCGCATCGATCGGCAAACTCGGAGAATGGCAGGGTGATTATGCCGTCATCATCAGGTGCGTAGTCAAACAACGCGGAGGTTATGCCCACCCACACCTTAAAATCAGTATCCATATCCAGGCGTGGACCATGAATTTCAATTCCCTCATAGCCTTCCTGCTCAACAATTTTGAGGCTTGATAGTTCTTCGGTTGCGTTCGTTGTGTTTGTAGTAACTGACGATCCGCGACGTAGTGCCACATTGGTAGATTTTAAGGTTGGCACAAACACACCTAAGCGCAACAAAGCGATGGGTTGTATAGTGCTATTGTTATTGGGTTTCAGGCTGTGGATTTCTCCTGTATTTCCTGCAACTTCTTCAACGCTAAGGAAGCCTTTATTTTCTTCCGGCATCATGATTTCTCCATATGTGGCGCGGCCTGGCGTCATCTGGATTGCAGTTATCAACAACTGTGAATAGTCAGGCTCTAAAATCGCGTACAGTCAATGTTTCTGTCGCGTATAGTCAACAATAAATCGCGTGCAGTCAACATAAAATCGCACACAGTCAACATAAAATCGCGTATAGTCAATGTTGATCCCGTTTTAGGCCATGAACGGCGCGGCTTACAGCGATCCGGGATCTTCTTTGGATCTTCCTAGGTTCTCTTTGGGATCTGTTTATTGGATCTATGCTGTGGATAAGTTGAATAAACCGGCCAACAAAGCCGGTTGGAAGGAAACCGTATTATTCTACGCTTTCGATGAGAAGACCATGTTCATAACATTTAAGCTCATCGCCTTCATACAGGAATTGGTATCCAACACCACCACCTTCCGGCACATTAGGGAATAAATCATCACTTACCGAAGAACAAATCACACCAATGCAGCGATCAACGCTTTCTCGTTCTTCAGTGCTGAAAAAATCCTCTTCAATAAGCACTTGATTACATTGCTCATCAGCATAAGTTGGAAATACATGCTCGATACAATCTGGATGTTTTAAACCAAGCTGATCGGCAAGTTCAAAAGCATGACGGTATTGTTCAGATCCTGGCTTGCCAACAGTGATTTGCTCAATTTTGTAGATTGAAGTCGCTTTGTTGATAGTTTGCTTTACCGTTACTTTATCAGACATAAAAATCCCATTTAGTTACCGCTGATAGCGCGGTTGTAATCATTAACGTTGCGATTCTTCCTGTTAATCCCCATCAGCATCGTTTCTGTATCGAGGATATACGCTGGCAGATCATCAAAATATTCACTGCTAAACTCTGGCATCCTGCACATAAATGCACTTTTGGGGGCAAGGTAGTTAACCTTTGTCGGCGTTAAATTCGCTGATCGACTCCCGGAGCAACCGCTGAGTGTCAGCAGGAATACGCTGGCGAACATTACCCGCCGCAACCAGTTGTTTCTGAACTTCAGCTTTTCGTTCCATTTGCCTGTCAGCATACTTGGCTTGTTCTGATTCATTTTTCACTTCCTGGCTGTGAAAATGTTGCTCTGCTTTGTTCATCGTCTCAATGGTCTGGTTAAGATCCATTATTGACTTATCACGTTCCTTAACAGCCTGATCAAGACTGCCAATTTTCTCCATGGCTTGCTTTAGCTGATGACGTTCCCATGCAAACCCAGCACCAACAAGTGCGCAAATCAGAACAAGAACACCAGTAGCAGCAAGTTTTTCCTTCAAAGACAAAGCTGTTTTTAACGTAGAAAAGAATGACATGTCTTCCTCCTGAAGAAAAATTATCAATGAAGTCCTTTGTTACTGTGCCGCTTTGTTTAATTCATCAAGAACAGAATCAGGAACCAAAGCGGCGACTGCGCTGGCTGTGCTGGCCTTATTTGCTGATGCTTCCGCAAGCGCGGTACCGATAGCATGGTTATAAGCAGTTATGGCTACGTTGGCGCTTTCATTCGCTCGTTCATACTGCTGTTGTAACGCAGTTGTGGGCGCTGTTGTCTGGTTGAAAACAACCCCAAACTGTTCAGTTGCTACTTTCAGAGATTCAATTTGCTCTTCTGTTAGTGCTGGTGGGGGAGTGGCAGTGCCGCCGCCTGAACCAGAGCCTGACGAGCTTCCTGAACCAGTGTTAAGGGTCTGGTTAATCTCCCCCATAGCAGCGACTAAACTTGATGTATTAAGCGCGTTTACAGCGTCCCCAAGCGATTTAGTAATAGTCACATCACCAATGGCAATAGAGATCGGCAGTTCTGATACTTCTCGCTCATTAGCACGGCAGTAAACATCCCAACCAATATCGAGTTGAAGCAGCATTGACAGATCTGCATAACCAGCCAACAGGTCCGCGTGCTTAGTTGCCAGTTCTCCAATGTTCGTTAAGCCGGTTGTGGTTGTTCTGATCGTTGAAACATAGCTGGTAATAGTGTCGGGATAGACAATTGTATCCAGAATTAATCCGGTCAATTCTTCTGCAAGCAGTTTTGCTGTGTTAGCACTGTTTCGTGCCGATGTTATGGCACCAGGTGTTTTCATCCCACCGGCGGCGGCCAATTTTTTATATGCGGATAACTGGTAGTCTTTTTCCAGCATGATATCTCCTAACTTACCTGAACCAGACCGTCTCCGGACGCTACGGTAGATCCGCATGAAACAGGGTCACCAACGCATACGATCCCTTTACCATTGACGGTAAACCATGCCCTGGTTGATATAACTTGCCCACCGTGCGTACTGTTTCCATCGGTATGCTGTGCATATTGCTTACCATCAACTAACACTTCGACTCCGTTGACTTTAAGTAGTGGTTCACTCTCTACAGGAGGCCTGGATGGGAATCCTCCGTGCCCCGAACAAATGCTGTCTTTTGTTGCAATACTTGCCACGTTATCACCAATGATTTGCTCTGATTTTCGTTATTTTAACTTAGGTTATTTGTGGTCTGTATGGCGTTTTCTTATTACAAAATTGCTCTAATATATATTGTTTTTTATGTCGTGTTTTCGGTACCATTCAGCCATCGCCCTTCAATGGGCATTTGTTTGGAGTCGTCAGATGCAGATGGAGCTAATAAGCCGCAAAGAGTTCGATAGCCGTGTAACCAGCGGTGAACTCGACAACTTGCAGGCTATCAAGGTGAAAGAAGGCTTTTGCCTCATTGGGAATCAGAGCGGAACAAATCGCGTTTTTATGCTTCGCCGTACGGATTTGAAGCCATTTGTCTGGAAGAACGAAATTGGTCCCAGCTCATACGCTCAAACGAGGGGGTGCCACAACCTGGCCTTTTTCTACAAAGACGAGCTTTCTGTGGTTGATATTCAAGGGTTACAACATGTTTAAGCACTGGAAAAACATTACTATTTATAAACTTTCTCGTGAGGCGGATCTGACCGACTTAGAAGATAAAAAGAAAATGATCCTTTTCACGCCATGCGGTAGTCAGGATATGGCCAAGTTCGGTTTTGTATCTCCATTTGGTGATAATTCCGAAGTTATCGCTATGCATGGAAATGGTTTTATCCTTGTTGAAGCAAAGCGCGAAACAAAAATTCTTCCCCCGCCGGTTATCCAGCGAGCTATTCAAGAAAAAATTGAAAAACTTGAGCAAGAACAAGCGCGTAAACTGAAGAAAACAGAGAAGGACTCCCTGAAAGACGAAGTTCTGCATTCTCTTCTGCCACGGGCTTTTTCAAAGTTTTCTGTTATCCAGGCGATCTACGACGGTTCAACTAAACGTATCTATATCAATGCCAGCGCGCGGCAGGCAGAGGATATGCTCGCGCTTATGCGTAAGTCTCTGGGTTCTCTTCCTGTTGTTCCCCTGAGTGTTGAAAATCCCATTGAATTAACGCTGACCGACTGGGTACGTGATGGTAGTGCTCCACAGGGATTTCAAATGGGGGATGCGGCAGAACTTAAGGCAGTGCTTGAGGATGGCGGTATTGCCCGAGTGAAAAAGCAGGATTTGGGAAGCGATGAAATTTCCACACACCTGGAAGCTGGCAAGCTCGTCACTAAGTTGGCACTCGACTGGCAGAACCGCATTAAATTTACACTGGACCATAACTTCAGCCTTACCAGCGTCAAATTTGCGGATGAATTGCTTGATCAGAACTCTGATATTGATAGTGAAGATGTAGCGCAGCGACTGGACGCAGATTTCTTCCTGTTGACCAGTGAAATTTCGTGCCTGGTTGATGCTCTGGTAAATGCCCTTGGTGGAGAGGCTAAGCAGTGAAAGAGCTGTGCTATGGATCTGTTTGCAGTGGAATTGAAGCCGCGAGTATTGCCTGGGAAACGTTGGGTATGCGTCCGGCGTGGTTTGCTGAAATCGAGCCTTTTCCATCGGCCGTTCTTGCGCTCCGCTGGCCCCATGTCGCCAACCTTGGCGACATGACAAAACTTGCCAAAAAAGTCTTGGCTGGGGAAATCGAATCCCCTGACGTGCTCGTCGGGGGAACACCATGTTTTACCGCGGGGCATATGGTTCTTTGTAAAAATGGTTATAAACCAATAGAAGATGTTTGCCCTGGCGATTACGTAGTCAGTCATCTCGGGCGGTTACAACAAGTAAAAAGAGTTGGTTCAAAAATAGCTAATACGGGGTTACTTAATGCCGTTGGGCAGCCTTTAGGTATAAGAACAACCAATGACCATCCCTTCCTGGCTGTTCGGTGGAAAGCCCAAAACACCCGGAAAAATGGCACATATTTTAAGAGAGAGTTGTTGTCTGAACCGGAATGGCGAGCAGCATGTGATATGCCGGGATATCAATGGTGCGCTCTAACTAATTTCAATATTGCATCTCCAGATATTTGTTCTCGGTTCTTGTCTGAAGAACAGGCTATGTATCTTGCGGGCGCTTATGTTGGCGATGGATATATTAGGAGATGGAGAGGTAAATCTAAGAAGGCGGTTGTTTTTGGCATAAATTGCCAGAAATTGAGAAAGTTTCATTGCCGCATACCAGAAAACATATTTTCCGTGGCAAGCGAAATCCGAGGGAGCATCAAAGTAACCTTGAATGATACGTGTTATGCCAATTGGCTTAATGAACATTTTGGCGAGTTAAGCCATGCTAAGCGTATCCCTGCATGGGTGATGTCGCATCCATTGCGTCATGTGTTTTTACAAGGCTATCTTGATACTGATGGGACACCAAGTGGTAAAGCGGGATTTAGAATTAATAGTGTTAGTCCTGCGCTTGCTTGGGGCGTTGCGGGGGTGTCACAGACTTGTGGTTATGTTTCTTCGGTCAGCTTTATTGAAGTTGAGCCCAAAAAAGTGATCGAGGATCGCGTGGTAAATCAACGGAATTATTATCAGGTAACAATCTGCCCGCAGAAATTGTCACGTAAATCAAGATTGGCTCATGGAATGCTTTTACGAACAGTCAAAGAGTTTAAATCGGTAGGCCTAGATACTGTATACAACATAGAAGTCGAAGGTGATCATTCCTATATCCTCAATGGTGCGGTGGTCCATAACTGTCAGGCATTCAGTATCGCGGGATTACGTGGTGGGCTTGATGATGAGCGTGGCGCGCTAACTTTAAAGTATGTGGAGCTTGCAAATGCAATTGACGACAAACGGGCTGAGTCATTTCTCAAACCAGCCGTTATCGTCTGGGAAAATGTCCCAGGAGTCTTGTCATCGGCAGATAACGCCTTCGGATGTTTCCTTGCCGGATTGGCTGGAGAAGATGCGCCATTTGAACCAGGTGAGCGACCTGAATCAGGAAAAAGTAACGCGTTCTGGCGGTGGGATGTCAAAACCGGTTGCCATGCTCCAAAGTGGCCGCAGTGTGGTTGTATTTATGGACCGCAGCGAAAGGTGGCCTGGAGAATCCTTGATGCCCAATACTTCGGAGTGGCACAACGACGCCGACGCGTGTTTGTTGTCGCAAGTGCTCGAACAGACCTCGATCCCGCAACGGTACTTTTTGAGTTCGAAGGCGTGCGCCGGGATATTGCGCCGAGTAGAGGCGAGGGGAAGGAAACTACCAGATATACTTCAAACATCGCTATCAGATCTTGCGATGATACAAACATAGTTGCCATGGCACATGGGCAAGGAGGGGCTGAGATAAAAACCGATAATTCGGCACCAACTTTGACATGTAACCATGAAGCACCAATTGTATTGCTCGGCGACGGTAGAATGCGCCGTCTTACCCCTGTCGAATGTGAAAGGCTGCAAGGTTTTCCTGATTGGCATACGTTGATCCCTACGGGAAAGCGTAAAAAAGTTTCTTCAGATGAACTGGCATACCTTCGCAATCACTATCCAGATTTAAGCGAAGAAGAGGCCGCGATGCTTGCAGCTGACGGATCGCGTTACAAAGCGATCGGCAATAGTATGGCAATACCAGTAATGCGCTGGATTGGCGATCGGATTACTAAGGCCGTATGTCGGCAGAAAGAAGGAAGTGAAACAAAAGAGCGAAAAGTTAAACCAGCGACAGAATTCGAACGGTCCATATTCAAATGGGCTGGTGGAAAATTTGGTGTTCTGGAACAAATCTTTCGCTATTTGCCAGAAGGGAAGCGCCTGATTGAACCTTTCGTTGGTGGCGGAGCTGTCTTCATGAATGCCGGATACCAGGAAAATCTGCTAAATGATGTGAATGCTGACCTGATTAACTTTTACAAGACTCTGCAACGCGAGGCGCATTCACTTATCACTCTGGCACATCGTTTCTTCCAGGACTACAACACACAGGGAGGATACCTGGCAGTACGGAATGCGTTTAACAAACAAGTCTATGATGATTTACATCGCGCAGCGGCGTTTTTGTTCCTGAACCGACATTGTTTTAACGGATTGACGCGTTACAACCAGGCCGGTGAGTTCAATGTCGGTTATGGGAAGTATAAAACTCCGTATTTCCCATTACAGGAGATGGAAGCCTTCCTCGGTGCGGAAGGGCGGTCTGAGTTTGTATGCGGTGATTTTGCAGCGGTGATTGAAGCTGCCGGAGAAGGAGATGTCATCTTTTGCGATCCGCCGTATGAACCGCTCCCCAATACAGAGGGGTTCACGAACTATTCCGGTCATGACTTTAAGTTTGAAGAGCAAAAACGCCTGGTGTCTCTGTTGACGGATGCTCATCGCCGAGGTGCAAAGGTTCTCATTACTAACAGTGGCGCGCCAAACATCAGAGAACTTTATCAGGACAGTGGCTTCAGAGTGGAACCTCTTTTTGCCAGACGTTCTGTGTCCTGTAAGGGAGACACTCGTGGTGTTACTCATGACGTTATAGCAATATTGCTCTAATATATTTATTAGTGTAATATCGCCTCAATGAATCGTGATTTATAGAGCGATTTAGCTGTTAGCCGCAATAGGCGCGGCGGTAAGCATGGCTGGGCCTAGTCCTCCCAGACAAACCACCGAGTTGCCAGGTTGACCATGCGCCTAAGTGGCAACGCCGAAGTGCGTTACGAGCTTCCAGTTTGCCCATCTTCGGGTGGGCGTTTTTTTCAGGGTTTTCGTCATGGTTAGCGACTTTGCGGCGGTTTAGAAACTGACCATTAAAGTAAATGCAAACGATGATCTGATGATGGTAGCGGCCTAAGAAGCCAGGCGCCACGGGGTATGAGTCGTCCCCCGTCAAAAAATCGACCGCAGAGTGTCCCCGTCTGTGTATTAGGGAACGGGGAGGCACAACAGGTAAGGGCGCTGGTGTGATTAACCAGATGAACGAGAAGGGGCCATCTGTTGGTCAGCGTCCTTTCCTGTTGCGTCTTCTTTTCAGCGTAACAGCGGTGCTTAACAGCACTTTGGGTACAGTTCCACGAATTTACGGGTATATCCCGTCATGCTGAAAGCGCTAATCACGCTGGAAGCCAGGGTTATGCATCCCCTGTTACCGAATTGCAGCCAGGGCGCGGTGCGCCGAAAAGCATACGGAGGTGGAAGCCCTCGCCGGAGACGTACCCGGCAAGTGATGGTGTAGCTCAGCGGTTAGAGCAGTTGACTGTTAATCAACGGGTCGATGGTTCAAATCCATCCACCATCGCCAATGCCGGTTTAGCTCAGTTGGTAGAGCGCCTGCCTTGTAAGCAGGATGTCAGCGGTTCGAGTCCGTTAACCGCACCAACACAACAGGTAAGGGTATTTTGCGACGTCGGAGATCGCCGTGTTTGGCAGAGGGTTTGAATCCCTACGAAGTACCCTTACCGTTGTGATGAAGTGCAGCTCTTTGAAGCAACCAGAAGATAAGCATCTGGCTTCACAACATAAACCGCAGGAACGACCAATAAACGGTAGTCCGTACGGAGAACACCCCGTTGAGGAAGAGGCCTGGCCGGAACCGTAACCGGCACTACAACGTTGAGAACACTGGCGTAACGGGGTCATATCCCAATCTACGAATAAATGTTGCGTTGCAGCGTGACAACCAGTGTTCTCAACGTTGTGGTGGATTCGCAGGCTGATGCGATAGCTTTCTTGGATGTTAGGGAAATGCGGCCGCAAATCTTCCCTTTCGCGAGCGGTGATCGTCCGTAGTCCTAATTGGCTGCACCGTATGCCGGAGATTCAGTACCGGCCACCACAACGGCCGGAGAGTAGGGCGCATGGTGCTCAAGCGGTCTTGAAAACCGTCCCATTGCGCAAGCGATGATGGTTCGATTCCATTACTCTCCGCCAGCGCAGCGTTAAGAGTATTTGGCTAATTAAGCGAATGCCGGAAGCAGAACCGGATAACCAAATGCGTACAGGCGTCATCGCCGCCCAGCCAGCCAAGTGCTCTTACCATTGCGGTGAATGCGGCTAAGCGCACGCGGAACAGTTAAAACAATCCTCCTTAATGGTTAAACATTCCGGCGTTAATTATTAACTGGTTAACGTCACCGGGAGGCACTCGGTACCGCAATCTAATAAATATGTCACTTTTATTGAGGGATAACCAATGTTCGGTAAATTGTTCGGCAAGAAAGTCGCTTCTGCAAAAGTAGAGCTGAAAAAAGTTGAGAATCGCGATCTGATGGAGGCCATTATCGGTGGCTGTTTGTTGGTGTCTGCCGCTGATGGTGAAATCGAAAAAGAAGAAACAGCGAAACTTGATCAGCTTGTCCGCTCTAATCCGCGTCTTAGTCATTTTGGTAACGAAATTACTGCAACAATTACCCGCTTTACCGAGCAACTGGAAGCTGGCTTCCGTGTTGGTCGCATGAATATCCTTCGCGAAATTGAAGATATCAAAAACGATCCAAAAGAAGCGGAAGAAGTATTCGTTAACATGCTGACAATTGCAGAAGCGGACGGTGAAATCGAGCCAGCAGAACACAAAGTACTGGAAGAAGTAGGCCGTCGTTTAGGTCTTCGTGTGGAAGATTATCTGTAATGGCAAGCAAGGCACGTATCGCAATCGCCATTGGTTTTCTCTTGCTGTCCGTGCTGGTGGATTTCACCAGCACAATCCTGTCAGTTTTATCGGACGGGGCGTTGGTGGCAGTAGCTGTAACATTGGTATGGCCGATATTAAAAACAGCTTCTAAGGATCAGTGATGGGCTTCTGGGATTTTGCTGACAAGCATCCAATTGTTCTCGTTGTCATTGCTGGCATAGTTGTAGGCGGTATTGCTGGCGTCATAGAAGCACTCAGGAAACAGTAATCCGGCCCTTTAGCTCAGTGGTTAGAGCTGGCGACTCATAATCGCACGGTCACCGGTTCAAGTCCGGTAGGGGCCACCATATTTGGTTGTAACACGGCGTCTGGCACATGCGTCGTTAGCGGTCTGGTGACGTTAAAGGGGTAACCTTTCCCCTAGCTCAGGCAACAAACCAGGTAGCCGGAATGTGCAAGCCCCGTTCATAGCGTCGGACTGCGGATTCACCATCCTGGCGATTCGGTGTGACAGCCGGGAAGAGTCCGGCGCATTAATCCTGATTTTCTGGTGATGACTCATATCGTTAGGAGTGATTTGAGTATGCCGATTATATCTGACATTCAGCACACCAGGATGGAGTATTAATGTCTGCATCCCCTCTTGAATCCATGCCAAATTCCCTTAGTGCAGAACAAGCTGTGCTTGGTGGCTTAATGCTTGATAACTGCCGCTGGGATGAGGTTGCAGATCGTATAGTTGCTGATGATTTTTATACCAGTGCTCATCGTGAAATTTTCAGTGAGATGGAGAGGTTATTAAGTCATGGCAAACCGATTGATTTGATAACACTTGCTGAAGCACTTGAACAGAACGGTAAATTAGAACGTGCTGGTGGTTTTGCGTACCTTGCGGAGATGTCAAAGAACACGCCCAGCGCGGCAAATATTTGTGCTTATGCGGATATCGTTCGTGAACGCGCGGTTGTTCGTGAAATGATTTCCGTCGCAAATGAAATAGCAGAAGCTGGATATGCGCAGGATGGCCGGGGCAGCAATGAATTGCTGGATATGGCCGAGCGCCGCGTTTTTGAAATAGCTGAAAAACGACAAAAGAGCGGTAGTGGTCCAAAAGATATCGCCAGCATTCTCGATGCAACGGTATCTCGCATAGAAGAGTTGTTTCAGCGCCCGCATGATGGTGTAACGGGGCTTGATACCGGATTTACCGATCTCAATAAGAAGACGGCAGGACTTCAGGCGTCCGATCTCATTATTGTCGCCGCCCGCCCATCGATGGGGAAGACTACGTTTGCGATGAATCTCGTCGAAAATGCCGCAGTCCGTAACGATAAGCCCGTATTGGTTTTTAGCCTTGAGATGCCGAGCCACCAGCTGATGATGCGCTCACTGGCTTCTCTTGCACGCGTTGATCAGACTCGTATTCGAACAGGGCAACTTAACGACGAGGATTGGGCGCGGGTTTCTGGCGCAATGGGGATTCTGTTGGACAAGCAGAATATTTTTATTGATGACTCAAGCGCCCTGACACCTACAGAGCTTCGTTCCCGCGCTCGTCGTGTTTATAAAGAAAATGGTGGTTTGAGCATGATTATGATCGACTACCTGCAACTTATGCGCGTCCCCGAGCTGCAAGATAACCGAACGCTGGAAATTGCCGAGATTTCTCGCTCACTGAAGGCTTTGGCGAAGGAATTACAAGTACCGGTGGTGGCATTGTCACAACTTAATCGATCGCTTGAACAGCGTGCGGACAAACGACCGGTAAATTCAGATTTACGTGAATCAGGAGCAATTGAGCAGGACGCAGACCTGATCATGTTTCTGTATCGCGACGAAGTTTATCACCCGGATAGCGAAATGAAGGGAATTGCCGAGGTAATTATCGGTAAGCAACGAAATGGCCCAATTGGCACGGTGAGATTGGCTTTTAACGGTCAGTATTCACGATTTGATAACTATGCTGGTGCTGACTGGCAAGAGGATTATTAATGCAATGGAATGAGGAAAAGCCGATGAACATCCTGATCATTGGGCGAAAATTTGAAGCTATCAGTGATGTGAAAACATATACGGAAATGTGGGCTTACAACCTGGCCTGCGCCTTTAGTGAGGCTGGGGTAACATTGCAATACCATCGTCCATATTCCCCCGGCGTCGAAAGCCCGGAGGATTATGTTGAAGCTGTGTTGACCGCTGCGACTTCGTGTTCTGCGAAAGCCATTTTAGCGCCAGGATTGCGGTATTTTACTACGGTGCCCAGGGAAATAGGCGTGCATCTGCGTCGTCGATTCACTGGATGGGTAGCCCAGGTATACGACGGTTCTATGCTGGACTCGGCACCAGTCGATATTACTTTTACTGTCCGTGATGATACCTGGCGGTACCTGGATAATCCCGGCAGGTTAGAGCGTCATAATCGCTTTAACAAACATGTTGGATGGGCAGCGAATCAGGATCTGTTCCATCTGGAAACCAAAACAGACGATGTTCTGCGTATTTTTGTAGACCACGCTGCATTTGATGTTAGTGGTTTTGATCACTCCTTAAGTATCCTTATGAACCTTCAGCGTCTGACCGTTCCGTATGAGGCCAGAACGTTGACTGATGACGGATTGGTTACCATTGATCCGGGGAATATTTCGGTAACTCCATACAGACGGACGCCGGTGCCAGCAACCGAATTTGCAGCTGAATTGCGTAAGAGTGACGTTTTTATCGTTACGCATCCCGAAAGCCTTGGATTAACTGTTCTTGAGGCGGCAATGTGTGGAGCGTTGATATTAACGCCGCCCGATTGCCTTCCGCCGGATCGCCTGGAGTTGGTGAACCATATGGTTATCAAGTCGCGGATTGATTGGGATGAGGTTATTGCTCGCGTTGATCGCGTGAAAAATGCTGAAAAGGTCCAGTGTCACACCTGGTCGGCAATTGCGGAAAAGATGCTTGAGACGTTTATCACGCAGAAACCGTCGTGCGGTAACGGATAAAAATTGAACCCATTATAAAAGAAAAGCCCGATCGCCGGGCTTTTCTTAAGCCTTGTCAACAGAGACTTGAGCGGCTTTTATGGATAGATTCCCGCTGGCCTCTATCGCCATACTTCCCCCCGCCTTCAGGGCGACATCCGCGCCTGACTTTATATCGAGATTTCCTGCGGAAGAGATGAATGCCGGACCTTGAGAAATGGCATATAACTCCCCGGCCTCGTTGAACCCGATTGTTGTTCCACTTTTCAAGTGCGTAACGGCCCAGGCTCCGCCCGCCGTCCGGACCTCCATTAGTCCGTTCCGCGACGAAATAAAGTCTTTTTTGGCGCTGGTTGATGGTTGTGCTGGTGCACCTTCGACTTCAGGCGGTACATAGCCTTCACCTTGTCCTGACGCTTCAGGCGGCACATTGGGAGCGCCACCGGATGCATCCTGTGCATAACCGATTATCAATGGCCATCGCGAATCCCCATTGTAGGGAAATTCTACCCATACTTTATCGCCGGGCAGAAATGGTGAAAACGTGTTTGCATTGGACAATATAGCTTCTGCCCACGGCAATGAGGCATCTGGTAACCCATCCATCATGCCGACAACACGTATTTGTGTACGCATCAGACCTTTAGGGTCATCGACGCTTATCACTACAGCCCGATACTTCCCTGTCAAACTACCCATTCACCACTCCTAACTGTGCACGGCTGACAAAACGAAAGCGGTCTTCGAAATGAGTCACGGACATCACTATCATTTTGTCAGGGATAGATTCATCGAGTTCTCCGTCACCTGCCGTGTTATGCACGACAATTTTCAGCGTCGTACCCGGAGTTAGCGCGGCATTTCCTTCCACCAGCATATCGAGGCGGGGGAGAATGAATTTGTTGTAGTTCGCCAGCGCGGTAGGATCGGGATTGCTCGTAAATTTAATGGGGTCTTCCTGGTTACCTGAGTAAACCACACCTTTGGTCATGTCATAACTGGCCATTCTGTAATTGTGGCGGCGCTGGTATTCATAATCGGCATTCAGGATGTTGAACTGACTAATTGTAAATCCGGATGTGTTGGGATTAGCGGACTCATAAGTAAGCGATGGAGCGGCGTTTGCCATTTTTTCCATACTTTTAAAATTGATCGTCCCCCTGGATGCCCAGCACATAGAACCGGTATCCCGGGCTATCTCCTGCAATACCTTGGTCGGTTTTTCTCCAACATTTAGGTGGTATGTGGATGTTTTTCTGAATGAGTCAGCATTTACCTTCAGACCAGGGGCAAGAGAGGAAACTACGGCTGATGGGGGCTTATCAACAAAATACTGTGCGCTGGTGGACGGAACTTTTAATAACCGCACCGGGTTACTAAACGCGTAAATCAGTACAGTATCGTTCTTGCGTGGCGCTTTAAGAACAAAGAACTCTTCCGAGAAGAGGATGCCGCCATGACCTTCCGGATCACCAAGTGAAACTGTCATTATTGTCCCAAATTTCACCCCCAGCTTATTGACCACGTAAGCCGTTGAATCCCTGACCATGAGCATAAGCTGGGGACCAGATAGCTCCCCAGGTTCGACATAGGTACATCCTACGATCATTTCGCGAGGGATTTCGTTCTGCCCAATTGAAACAGATTGCAGGAATAGCTGAGTGCGTTTTGAATCAGTTTCCGGGGCTGTGGTGGTCTTTGTGGCCATCTCATTCCTCCAGAATTTTCGCTTTTACCGTTATGGTGCCGGTGGTTTGCTGCATATAAGCCAGGATAGGAAGTTCCGCCACAACGGTGAGGTTCAATCCAACCGCGAACAGCCTGTTGTCGGCGGTGCCGGTAGTCAGATCCTGAAATGCGATTGATTTTTGCCCTTCTATGTAACAGGTAACCGGTATCTCATAACCGCCGACATTGGCAATGTGAGTGAAAGATGCCTGCCCGAGGCTGGCATACATTCGTAGCCAGAATGCTAATGCAGTTGTAACCATCCCAAGAGATTCCTTCTCGTCACTGGCGATCCATAGCGAATATTCCAGTGAGAAAGGGATAGTCGATACCAGGGCTTCAATCTCATCATTTTCATTGGTGACATGCCCTTCATCGTAATTATCCCGGCACAGTTCACCTTCATAAATTGAAAACGCGGGAGAACGAGACAGATTCACAAGCGGCATTGCCAGCTTATTTACCGGGCCAGCAGAGGCTGTATCTTTGCGCCCGGCGCGATCGGCTTCAAATGACGACAACCACTCCTTCACATCACTAAAAGTGCCGAGCGTTATGCGATCTCTTGGTGTGCGTTTCAGGAACTCCCTGAATGACTGGTTAGTGCGATCATTAAAGCTGACAACTTGTGAGTCGAATGCTTCGTTTAAAGCCTGTGCGAGCGCCGAATCAATGCCATCAATAGTGGCAAATTCCAGCTTACCGGTTGGAGTAAGACCTTTTTTCTTAAAGATGGCCAGTAGCCATTCCTGATTATTCAGAATCACCGATGAAATTCCCTTCAAAGGCGCGTGAAGGCACGCAATAAAACAAACTGCCTACCCTGGCAGTGCCGTAATTGAATATTTTATGGATGTACCAGAAGCGGCGAATGGTTGTGCCGTCTGACAGCTGTTCCAGCCATTCGAGCATAGAACCCACTGGCACATTAACGGCGGCCAACCGAAGGATTAAAGCACTGTCGCTAATTCCCGTATTATCACTGCCGTCGTATAGCGCGTAGAAGGCGTCCATCTCATCCGGGCAGTCGAGGGCCGTTATCAGTTCTGGATCCTGATAGTCATATATGCGTTGGTTCGGTTCTATTATTTCAGATGCCGTTTCAGGTGCATTTTTGTCTCTGTAAGGTATTGCGCGATACAGAACCGCATCGAATGAGTCAGGGTCTAGCTTGATTGCTTTGAGCCAGTCCATCCGCACAAGGTTATTAAAAACTGCATGACCTTGATAACGGTGGCGCACACCAGAATCACTAAGCAGGCCGTGATCCAGATTGGGAAGGTGATTGTCCTCCACAGGATCAACAATATTACCAACGTTAACACCATCGGTTTCGATTTCAGCATCAATATCTTCCTCTTCAATCAGTTCAGAACCTTCGCCTGGAATATCCGGATCCGATTCGGTGTCCGGGAGGTTATCACCAGTCACTTGTTGTGATGGTTCTGTGTCCTCAAACATGTCATCAAAGAAACCAGCCATCGATTATCCTTTCCGTTTACGGGCTTCGTTAATTTGTGTCTCAAGAATGCTTCGCGCCTGCGCAGTGGCAGCGGCCTTGTCCATTCCCTGACTCATGAAAAACTTTATGAGGTTGTTCGCCTGCGTTTGCAGGGCTTTTTTGAGAGCGTCGGCTTCAGCGCGAGCCTGGGCTTCCCTCACCCGCGATGCTTTTAGTTCGGCATTCTTCCTGTTTGCCGTGGTGCGAGCTTTTTTTAACAACCGGCGAACGTTGTCCGTGGCGCTATCTTTTGCGCGTAGTTTTTTGCCTAATGCATCCTGAGATTTCAGATACAGCTCATACTCACGCGCAGCTTTAGCCTGATCCGTCGTTGTTGTCCGGTTGCGCGCGAGCGATTTAGCCAGTTCGCCTTTGAAATAGGTTGTTGTCTTCCGCTTGTCATCGCCGAAGGCTACCTGTTCAGCTGCTTTTTCCAGGGCAATAATGATGGCCTTGTGCCATGTGGGAGACTGAAAACGCGTCATAGCGTGCAAAACATGTTTGCAAGCCACACCAGTCAGATCAGGGTTGCGGATTTTGGGGAATGCATACTCTTTTGGCGGCGCGACAGCATAGTTACCAGCCGTGGCCATATAACGATACCAGTATTGATGGCGTCCACAATCACAGTCGAAAGATACCCGGCCCTTGCAGAGATCGGCAGCGATTCGGGCTTTTTTCGCACCGTCTTCAGCAATTTCCTCAACGGCTTTATCCCATTCCTCAAATCGAATTCTGACACGGTGATGCTGGTGGACCGACTCATCCGAGGCATTAACAGATATCAATGCAAGGTTGTGTTTTAGCCCGAGGAATGTCGCGGCTTTGATCCCTGTGCCATCAGAAACTTTGTTGTTAGCGCGTTTTATATCAATGCTGGTGGACTGCGCCACCAGCTGAGCATAGGTAATGCCGGGTACCGTGCTCTTGAATTTTGTTTTATGAGCCTGCCTTGAGGTGTTGAAGCTGCGTATATCTTCTGGCGTAAAGTAGGTGCCATCTTTCTTTTTCCCAAGGCTGAGGAATGCCTCAAGTTCGCGGTTGCGCATCCCCATAATCCTTGGGGTGAGTGTACGTCGCGCGTTTCGCCGATTCTGACGCTGCTGTTTACGGATAAGATCGAAGACCTTATTAAAGTCTTTTGCACTTAATCCATCAGTCTGATAGCGACCAAGGTTGTCGCGAGCATATTCAGTTGGCATTCATTTCCCTTACGCAATGGATAATGTCCCTATCACCTGGCCGTCATATTGGAAATGGCGAATCATTTCGCGGATCCATGTGGCAGGTGGGAGTTTTAATTTTTTGCCAACAGTCATACCCTGAGACTCATCCTCAAGCCCGGCGGCGAGCGTCACAACCCAGCGTAGCTCTGCTATGCCCCACATACGGTAAGCCAGCAAATCCGGGCGATATTGCTCATCGGGAAGAACGTAATAAATCGTCAGATTCTTGTCGTTCGATTCACACATAAGCATCACCTCTTTGCGTAGCTCTGCCCTGAGTATTGGATCGGCTATGTTGCGGTCGTCATACCGCGACAGAGGATATTGCCGGGTGCTTTGGGTTGTAGTGATTGATGTAGCCATAGTCAGCCTGCCAGAAATAGATGATGGTGATTCTACCGCTAGTCATTTGTTGAATATTTAACTCAATAAAAGAAAATTATTAGTGCAATTTTGATTGTGAAATGTATCATTCTGCCCTTAAGTAGGTTCTTCACGAGGAAACAAAATTGGCAGAACGTGTTGATGATGCAGAGCTGAGCATGAATCAGTTAGAAGCTCTCAAAGACATGGCCATCGATAACATCAGAAAGCAGGCACAGGTCGTGAGCCAGGTATTTACAGGGAGTGTCGTTACTGCAATGAATCGATTGAATCAGGCATTTATTGTGACGCTGAATGTGCGCAATGGCACAGGGAAGAGCAGGCCGCAAAACAGCGTAAATATGGCATGCGACCGGCAGGATTTGACTGATTATGTTGCGCTTTACTGAGGAAGAGTTTCAGGCTTTTAGTGAGCGTAGAAATAAGGGGCGGTCCAGTCCAAAAACCAAAAAGGATCCATTCTTATCGCTTGCGCCGGTAAAAGAAGTTTCTCCACATGCGAAGGCACTTGCAGCACTGGCAAAGAACCCAGACCTGCGCGACGGAAATTGCGAGCACTTCGAGCAGGTTTTCATTTTTGATTACTTCGAACGCAAGCACCCTGACATCTATGAGCTGTTGCATGCAACGCCTAACGGAGGGAAACGTTCAAAAGCAACCGCCGGGAAAATGAAAGCTGAAGGGCAGAAAAAAGGTTATCCGGACATGAGTCTCGATAAAGCATGCGGTATTTATCACGGCATGCGAATTGAGCTTAAAGAACCAAATGGTAAAGCCCCGACGAAAGAGCAGATCGCCTGGATGCGCAGGCTTAGAGAGGAAGGTTACTACGTCGTTCTTGCGTATGGTGCAGAACAAGCGATAACCGCCATCCTGGAATACATAAGCCTTAAAAAGGGTGAGGCTATTGAGCATGTATTGAACGGCGATAAGTGGTTGCATGCTGCTTAAAATAATAAATTAATTAGTGCATGTACGCTATTTGTGGTAGTGCACTTTAACATCGGGAGAATAATCGTGTCATCCAAGGTTAATTATGAGTCGCTGGCATCGGTCATGCCGCGTAATGAACAGGAAACAGATGCTGTAGTGGACCCTGTAATCGCTGAAATGAATGCTCGCCTGGAGGCTGAATTTGCAGCTGAGAATGAACATACCACCCAGGGCGACTAGGACTGTTTTTTGTGTCGGTAGCGGTCCGTCACTCACTCGTGAGGACTGTGCTGCTATAGAAAAAACTGGCTGTTCAATCATCGCGGTTAACAATTCCTGGCAGATGTTCGATGACATTTATGCCTTATACGCCGGTGATTTGTCATGGTGGAAGCAATACGGATCCACCATACCGGGAGGGAGATTCCGCAAAGTGACAGCCAACCTGGCGGCGGCGAAATCATTTTCGTTGGAGTACAGGCGATATTGTGGACCGGCGGAAGGGGTAAATAGCGGCGCGCAGGCTATCAGTCTGGCTGCTGAATCAGGGGCTGAAGTAGTGGTATTAGTCGGCTATGACTGTTCTCTGCAAAACGGCCTTCATTGGCATGGCGCGCACCCTCAAGCACTACGGAATCCAACGCAGGTGTCTATTTCAAAATGGCAACAGCAGTTCCTGGATACCCGCAAAAAACACGCAGATTTACATATTTTGAATGCAAGTAGGAGCAGTGCAATTCAATGTTTCCCAAGAATAAATTTAGAGGCAGTGATCGCGTTATTATCGTCGGCAGTGGCCCAAGCGCCGCAAACTTTGTTGCGCCGCGCGGAGTGCCGATTATAGCGGTCAATGGGGCCATCGACTGGCTTAACCGCGCTTCTTATTTTTTCACCCTTGATCCATCCCCAGACAATATGCGGCGCGTTGGTCGTGGCCGCCGTCGCCGTGGTGTTTGTTATTGCATGGCACTACCCGATGTTAAAGAACGTGAAGTCAGAGACGGCGTTCTGTGCTTCCGTCGTGTGGCTGAACGCGGCATGGAGCCAAAAAATACGAATTCTCCCGAGTGGTGGGCGTGGCGCTGGTCCGCACATTTCGGCCTTTGCGAAGATGAGAATGAAATTGCCAGCGGCAATAGTGCATATGGTGCTCTGAACCTGGCTTTCCATATCGGATTCAAACATGTAGCTCTGGTGGGCGTTGACGCTACGCAAGAACTACGCGTTCACTCCGGCGGCACGCCAAAAAATCTAAGTCACCTGCCTTTGTTATTCCAGTCTGCGCGTGAACAGATTGACGTTGTTTCATGCGGGAAAATGGGAGGTATTCCGCAGATGACTCTTAAAGAATGGCTGAAGAATACATGATGGCACCCACAATTTATCACCGTATCGACGGTACCAAATACAGGAATGTCTGGGTTGTTGGTGATCTGCATGGTTGCTACACCAGACTGATGTCCGAACTCCATCGTGTGGATTTTGACCCGGCGCAGGATTTACTGATATCGGTCGGCGACCTTATCGATCGCGGTACTGAAAATGTCGAATGTCTGGAACTATTGCAGATGCCCTGGTTCAGGGCAGTGATGGGGAACCATGAGCGGCTGATGATTGATGCGTTAAGTCCAGATGGCAACGTGAATAACTGGCTAATGAATGGCGGACAATGGTTCTTCATGCTGGACACTGATCAGGAAATATTAGCCTGGGCGCTGGTGGAGCTGGTAAAGCGTCTGCCCTATATCATTGAGTTGAACACGGGGCAAGAAACTATCGTTATAGCCCATGCCGACTATCCGGATAATGAATACCAATTCGGTAAGGAGGTGCCGCTTTTCAACGTTGTCTGGGCGCGCGAGCGTATCAGTGATTCGATGGATGATATTGGTGGCGAAATTTCGGGCGCAGATCGTTTTATCTTTGGTCACACTCCGGTGAAAAGCCCGAAGACATTCTGGAATCAGCAGTATATCGACACTGGTGCCGTATTTTGCGGAAACCTGACATTGATGAAAGTGAAAGGTGATGGTGCAGCATGAAGATTGCTTTAGTTTTTCGCTCTGGTGGTGACTATAACGCTTCCGATGTGCAGTGGCTGGTTAATCAACTGCCAAAAGGCTATGAAATTATTTGCCTGACAGACCTGAAGCGTTTACATGTACCTGGCGTCAAAGTTGTCCCATTGATCAACCAGTGGCAAAAGTGCCGTGGCTGGTGGGCGAAAATCGAGTTGTTCCGACCGGATATAACCGATGATCTGTTCTATCTGGATTTGGACACGGTTATTGCCGGTGATATACGCCCAATCCTAGAGCATCCACCAACCAGCTTCACCATGCTTAGGGATTTTTACCATCCACAATATCGTGGCAGCGGTGCCCTGTGGATACCAAATAGTGTAAAAGCGCATATCTGGAGTGCATTCTGGCAAGATCCGGAAGGTTGGGTTGCTCGTTGTGTTACTACTGAATGCTGGGGTGATCAGGGGTTTTTGCGGAAGGTTATGGGTGATGATACACCAGCATTTCAGGATCTGTATCCGGGATGGTTTGTAAGTTACAAGGCCGATGTTGTGGAACCTGGTTCGAAATATGCGAGCGCGCGTTACTCCAGGGGGAATGGGGCATTACCAAAAGACTGCCGAATAATCTTTTTCCACGGCAAACCGCGACCTCGCGAAGTGTCAGAGGATTGGCTTCCCCTTATCAGCTCGTTTTTTGAGCGAGAATCAGAATAATATTGCTCTAATAATTCCATATTTTTAAAACGTGATGTACACTCATCACGTTTTTTATTAGAGCAATCTACAGGGTGCACTATGTGGCCATTCCGACGGAAATATCACTACTGGCTGATCGCCTTTGTTACGCCGACCGGCGGTATCAGGCATGTCATCACCAGGTATCGCAACAAGAGACTCACCTTAGCCAGAATTTTACAGGCTGCCATAGGTGAGGGACTGGATACAAATTGCGTAGTCCTTCCTCCTTCATACTTAGGAAAAATGACCGAAGCACAAGCTAATACGGAACTTTGAAATGAGCACTTCAGCACAAAACCAATCAATCGAAAATGTATCTATCCCTGATGTCCTGAATGCCGGTATCCCGGCCATTATCCAGAACATCCGGGCCGCGCAACGCCGCGTTAGTTGTGATGACCTCACAGCGCGTTTTTTTGATAATGCGGTTCAGTCAGCGGAGATGCTTCACGCACAGCTTATTGATGTTTATAACGCAGAAGCTGATAGCCATAACTCCCTGGTAGATGCAGCTGAAAATATGCAGTTGGATCTCGGTCTGAAGGATAAAGAAATTGAAGAGCTTCAGCTGCAAATTGAACATTTGAAACGCCAGCAACAGGACGCGATCGACGATGCGACGCATGACGCCAACCAGCGTGCTGATAATGCCGAACGTATAAGCATTGAGCTGGAAACAAAACTCAATGAAATGACCGCGATGGTTGAACTGCGGAACTCACAGATTTCAACGCTAAAATCTCAATATAAAGAGATCATGAAACTTGATCCTTTTAACCTTGAGAAACGCTATAACAAAGCTAAAAGCGAGCGACAGGAACTGCGTAAGCAGGTCGCCGACCTTAACCAACAGCTCAAAAAAACTATTAAAGATGCAAGCGAAGCGCGCGTGGCATTTGCTAATAAAAAAGCAGAGGTTACCGCGCTGGTTAATGAGAATGCCAAATTTGCGACGCTCAAGAAGGAAATGTATGGCATTACTGAGCGCCGTTTCCCTGCAAGCAAACTTCATCCGACGTTAGGGCAAATCTCCTTCTTCCCGCGCCTCCTGGCTTATGGGATCTCATCGCCTAAAGAGTTCAATAACGAGCGTCCTTATATCGTTTCTAAGCTGGACTTTGCTTATCAGTTCTGCTGCGACATGGGCTATGCCATTGATATCCGTATCAACGAATGGTTGATGCCAAACTTCCAGCCGTTGGCAATTTTCCGCGAGTTTCAGCCGGAAGGTTGGGTAGAGTTCTTCCATGAATTGATCTGTAAAGAGATGGAAAGTCGCCGCCCGGAACTGGTCCGTCGAGTTGAGTGGGCGCAAGAGGTTATGTTGGCAGAGGCAGAGCTGCCGTTCGAACCGGAATTTATTGATGATCTGGCAGCTAAAGGGCTGCATACCCTGTTTGATGTGGTTACCCGCCGTCATGAGCAGTTGGTTGTCGAATTGGGTTTAGAGGAAACAGCGGCAAGAAGACTTCTTGATGTTTGCTATGCACTTAGCGATGCATGGGAAAAAGAGAACGGCGGCACTATTTACGTTCGCTGATAGTTACAGTGTCACTTTTAATGCTGGTGGAGTGCGCCCACCAGCATTTTTTCGTCCAATGAGGAGGGCATTTGAGTATTTTCAATAAACACGCACACCAGGAACGTCCGTACATTGTCATAGTAGATATTGATGGAACGATATCGGAGGCAACGGAAGACAGGCTGCATTTACTTCCACCGCCTGGCAACGGTGCATTAACAGAGCACTGGAACGAGTTTAACCTTGCCTGTGACACTGATGCTCCCATCACTCCAGTTATTGATATGGTGCGCCAGTTGTCCAGCATTTACACGCTCTGGTTTGTAACCGGGCGCTGTGAGATAGCCAGGGATAAAACACGAGCCTGGTTGCGTAAGTACGTAACAAATGGAGCAGAGCCTTTGCTATCTATGCGTCCTGCCACCGATGACAGAAATGACGGTCCAGCAAAGATTGATCTCCTTAAGAAAATTGGTCTAAGCAAAATTGCGTTCGCGCTGGAAGATAAGATTGAAGTGGCGCGTGTTTTCAGGCGTCACGGCGTGCTTACGTTAATAGTCAGGGAGTATGAAAACGCGCTTCTTCATCAACAATAATTGCTCTAATAAATCTTGACCTTTAAAACAAAGAAGGTAAAAATAAAAACATGCCGCAAGGGGCGCGGCATGTATCCAATCAATCACAGGAGCTGAAGATATGAACACGGCATTCAAAATCATTATGACCGCGATCTATTTCTGGCTGTTCTCTATCACTTTTGGCGGCATCGTCGCGCATGGGTAAGGGGAGTATATTAGCCATTTGGAACCCTACGGTCTCTTGCGGGTTTTATTAAGAACCCGCAAGAAAAACACGAATTGGGCTATATTTTTCCGCCTACGCCTTTAAACTTCTCAATAAACGAGACGATTTTCTGGAAAACTGCCTGTTTTTTCGTTTTATATTGCGGATTCAACGGACTAAGTTTTGGTAATGTTTCGTTTAATTCTGTGCCATTTTCGGTGGCGTATTCGCGTTTTAAAGACGTGCGAATATAGCGTTTTGCTGCTTCTTCATTGAGATTTTCTTCTTTTATCAATGCTTCTGCTTCACGTTGCTGTTCGCGTTGAGCAAACGTAAAGAATGCCTCAATGATACTGGCTTTGTCTGGTAAATCATCCAGGTTCGTTTGCTGAATAAAATCGACCACCAGGCCCTCTTTCGCCCGGTTTCCCAGGCTTGAACGAATTAAGCGTTTGACCTCTTCGATCATTTCGCCCTTGCCTTTATTTTGTCTGTTGTGTTCGAAAATCAGTCCAAGGATATAATCCAGGTTTATTTCCTGAGACTTCAGCAAATCGACCTCAAAAACTACGTCATCCCAGTCAGTGGTTGATTTCTCTTTTTTCTCAGCTTCTTTCTCACGGCGCTGCCAGTCGCGAATATCGTTATAGGCAGAACGATAATCCTGAATCTTGCGATCAGCAGGGAGACGAATTGTTTGCAATTCAGCGAACTTTTCATCATCCACATAATGTTCTGCTTTGAATTTTTCTACCGCAACAGGATCGCTAAGATCGATTTGTTGCAGGGCTTTTAGCGTGGCAAATTCATCATAGTTTTGCAGGATGTTCTCGGCACGCAGGTATTCGCCAAACAGTTTAACGAAGTCTTTCTTCTCTTTTTCACTTTCAATACTGGTAGGGTCAGGGAACCGTTGTTCCAGTTCTGAAACTACTGTCATGAAGCCGCGTTTAGCTTCACCAGTGGCAGCATCAGTAAAGCCTTCCATATACTCTGCATAACTCTTTTCTAAAACCACATTTTTGGTATTTTTGTCACCAAACAGCGTTATGGCATCAATGGTTGAGCGTTCCAGATCCCGGAACGTGACGATATTACCGAAGGTTTTAGTCGCGTCATAAATGCGGTTGGTGCGGGAGAATGCCTGCATCAGGCCGTGAAAACGCAAGTTTTTATCGACGAATAGCGTGTTCAATGTTGGAGCGTCGAAGCCGGTTAAAAACATCCCAACGACAATTAACAGATCGATATCCTGATTTTTAACCCGTTGGGCTAAATCACGATAGTAGTTCTGAAAACCGTTACTGTCGGTACTGAAGTTAGTTTTAAAATAGCTGTTATATTCACGAATTGCAGCGTCGAGAAACTCTTTAGCACTGCTGTCCATTGCGCTGGTATCAAAAGTTTCATCAGAAATTTCACCAATGGCATTTTGTTCTTCATTAGCGGCAAAGGAGAAGATTGTCGCAACACGCAGCGGTTTATAAGTTGCAGATTTATTAGCGGCTTCCTCTTGTAACCGTTTAAACGTCGCATAATAGGCTTTCGCGGCATCCACGCTGCTCACTGCCAACATAGCATTAAAACCTTTTGAGCCAGGGAAGGTACGGTGGGTTTTCTGGCGGAAATTATTCAGAATATATTGCGTGATTTCCTGAATACGCATGGGATGAAGAAACGCCTGCTGATTTTCAGCCGCACTTAGTTTTTTCTCGTCAGTTTCTGTCTCTAAAGACTTAAACTGTGGCCGCACATCGTTGTAGTCCACCTTGAATTTGAGCACTTTTTCGTCACGAATCGCATCGGTAATTACATACGAATGCAATTCACGACCAAATACGCTGGCGGTTGTTTCTGAGCCTAAGGCGTTTTCCGGGAAAATAGGGGTACCGGTAAAACCAAACTGATAATAGCGTTTGAATTTCTTCTTCAGGTTTTTCTGCGCTTCTCCAAACTGGCTGCGGTGGCATTCATCAAATATAAACACCACTTGCTGATTGTATACAGGCAGGTCGCTTTCTGCTTTCATCAGGTTATTAAGTTTCTGAATAGTGGTGACGATAATTTTGTTATCGTCCTTATCCAGATTTCGTTTTAGACCTGCGGTATTTTCCGAGCCGTTAACACTATCTGGCGAAAAACGCTGATATTCCTTCATAGTCTGGTAATCGAGGTCTTTCCTGTCGACCACGAAGAAGACTTTATCAATAAAGTCCAGTTCTGTTGCCAGCCGCGCGGCTTTAAAGCTGGTGAGGGTTTTACCAGAACCGGTGGTGTGCCAGATAAAGCCACCGCTTTCGGGGGTAGACCAGTTTTTCGCTTTATAGGAGCTGTTGATTTTCCATAAGATTCGTTCGGTGGCGGCAATCTGGTACGGTCGCATCACCAGTAGCGTCTGACTACTGTCAAAAACGCTGTAGTTCACCAGAACATTAAGCAGAGTATGTTTCTGGAAAAAGGTAGCGGTAAAGTCTTTGAGGTCTTTAATCAGTGTATTGTCTGATTTCGCCCAGTTCATGGTGAAGTCAAAACTGTTTTTATCGCGCTTTGTTGTGTTGGCAAAATAACGGGTATCGGTGCCGTTAGAAATGACAAACAGTTGCAGATACTTAAACAGGGAGTTTTCGCTGTTAAAACTCTCTTTACTGTAACGATGTATCTGGTTGAAAGCCTCACGAATCGCCACGCCGCGCTTTTTCAGTTCGATTTGCACCAGTGGCAAGCCATTAACCAGGATAGTTACGTCATAACGGTTAGCGTGAGAACCTGCCTGTTCAAACTGCTGGATAATCTGCACCTTATTGCGCATGAGATTCTTTTTATCTATCAGATAGATGTTCTCAAGACGCTCGTCATCAAAAATAAAGTCGCAAATATAGTCGATATGGATTTTACGGATTTTATCCAGAATACCATCGCTGGGGTTGTCCAGATACTGCTCCGTGAAGCGCCGCCACTCGCTGTCATTAAACATCACACCATTGAGGCTCTGAAGCTGTTCCCGAACGTTGGCCAGCATCGCTGACTGTGATTTTACGGGTATAAATTCATAGCCCTGATTTTGCAGGTCCTGAATCAGTTCACGTTCCAGGTCCGATTCGCTCTGGTAGCTGTCGCCTGTTGGCTCAGCTTTGATGTACTTATCAAGAACGATAAAGTTATTGGATTCAGCAATGGTGTATGTCTGATGAGTCATAGCGCATCCTTTGTGCCGTCTGGCAAGGGCCGGAAGAGCTTTAAGGGCGACTTCCAGCGTGTAAAAAATAGTCTATATACAGACCGGATGTTAAGGTGGCCCGGTCGGTAGCAATGGTCAATTAATTACTGACTGTTTCAGGTTTTGGGAAACTGAACAGTAAATCACGATAGTACTCGTATTGTTTCTGGCGTAACTCGATTTCACGCGGGAGACCTTCGGTGATGGAGTTAGTCAGGGTGTCGAATTTATCCAGAATAGTAACAATCCGCTCTTTTTCTTTTAGTGATGGATTAGGAATACGGATACTTTCTAAGTTTTTCTTATTTAGCTTTGGCTGGGCTGCTCCTGATATGTACGGCGTAAGATTGATATTGTTTAAGTAATATTCAACAAATTTTTGTTCAGTGTAGTTTTTGAATTTAAGTACATGAGCATGATTATTCACCCACGTTTTACCGCTAATGCTAAAAGCTATAGGGGTATTTCTTGCAATAAGATTCGCACCATCTTCAGAAATTAATAACAGGTCATCATCAAAAATATAATCTTTTACGTAATCAACAATGCCTGACGCACCATAATAGGGAATATTTCCAGTCTCCCTTAATCCACTAGTTATTGGTTTTCTAAGAGAATCAAAATTATCTGCAAATGTTCCCAAAGTCTTCCACTCAACCTCACCCTCTTTAAAACTCAACAACTGGTCGCGATAGTAGTTGTATTGTTTTTTACGCATGTTAAGCTCAGCGGTAAGCTCAGCGGTAAGCTCAGCGGTAAGTGCAGTAAATTTATCCAGAACCCGAACGATTTCAGACTGGATGGCAAGGGATTTTTCCGGATTATCCGGGCAGGAGATTGGTACAGGTATATTTTCAACCTGATGACTCATTAACTTGGGGTTTCCCATTCCTGAGTAAACATGTTTTTTGGCTTCTATTGTTAGCCAGTAAAACAGAAATTTGTAGATTAATGGGTATTTACTTTTTAATGTAATCAGGCCGCAAACATTAGTTATTGAAAATTTACCTGTTCGATAGAACACAGTGCCTGCATTTGCGCCATCTGTTGTCCAGCTTATATATTCGCCATCAAAATCGAAGGTATTGATAGAACCTATTTTCCCATTATTTGCAGTTTGAGAGCTATAGACAGGATATGGGCCAAAATTTTCAGTTAAATATCCCTTTGACATAACTCTGCCTCTTCTTAAGGCTGAGACTTCCCCCAATGGCAACCACTCAACTTCAACCCCATCCAGCAATTTTTCCAGATAACTCATCTCGCTCATTTCTGCACCTCGCAGCCTTCAATTTCAGCCACAATCGCATCAATATCTTTGCGCAACTGGTCGATTTTGCTGACCGTGATTTTCAGCTCTGCATTCAACTCAGCGATATCGATAATTTCGCGAGTATCTTTCGCTTCAACATAGCTGCTCACCGACAGGTTATAGTCATTAGCGACAACGGCTTCAAACGCGACAGATTTCGCCAGATGGGCAACATCTTCCTTGCTGGCAAATACCTGCATAATCTGTTCGATATGAGCATCGGTCAGAATGTTGTTGTTAGTCTCTTTTTTGAACAGTTCGCTGGCATCAATAAACTGAACTTTGGTATCCGTTTTATGTTTAGACAGCACCAGAATATTGACGGCAATAGTGGTGCCAAAGAACAGATTCGGTGCCAGTGAAATCACGGTTTCGACATAGTTATTATCAACCAGATACTGACGGATTTTCTGCTCCGCGCCGCCACGGTAAAAAATACCCGGGAAGCAAACAATCGCAGCACGACCTTTGGCAGAAAGATAGTTCAGCGCATGTAGTACAAAGGCGAAGTCAGCTTTTGATTTGGGGGCCAGAACGCCAGCCGGGGCAAAACGCTCATCGTTAATCAGAGTCGGGTCATCGCTGCCAATCCATTTCACCGAATACGGCGGGTTAGAAACGATGGCATCAAACGGTTTTTCATCTCTGAAGTGCGGTTCAGTCAGCGTATTGCCCAGCTTGATATCAAACTTGTCGTAGTTGATGTTGTGCAAAAACATGTTCATACGTGCCAGGTTATAGGTCGTATGGTTGATTTCCTGACCAAAAAAACCTTCTTCGATGATATGGTCATCAAACTGTTTTTTAGCCTGCAACAACAGCGAACCGGAGCCTGCTGCCGGGTCGTAGATTTTGTTAACGTGGGTCTGCCCGTGCATAGCCAGTTGTGCAATCAGCTTAGAGACGTGCTGCGGTGTAAAGAACTCGCCGCCGGACTTACCGGCATTCGCGGCATAGTTAGAAATCAGGAACTCATAGGCATCGCCGAACAGGTCAATCTGATGTTCGTTAAAGTCGCCAAGCTTTAACCCTTCAACCCCTTTCAGAACCGCGGCCAGGCGGGCATTTTTATCCTTAACGGTATTCCCCAGGCGGTTACTGGTTGTATCGAAATCAGCAAACAAACCTTTGATGTCAGCTTCTGAAGGGTAACCGTAAGCAGAGCTTTCGATAGCAACGAAGATACTATTTAAATCTGCATTCAGTCTGTCATTGGTATTTGCTTTCGCCGCTACGTTGCAGAAAAGCTGACTGGGGTAGATGAAGTAGCCTTTGGTTCTGATGGCATCGTCTTTAATGTCATCAGTAATAATGCCGTCATCAAGTGCCGCATAACAGATGCTGTCATCACCATTTTCCATATAACTGGAAAAATTTTCGCTGATAAAACGGTAGAAAAGTGCGCCCAGAACGTATTGCTTAAAATCCCATCCATCGACAGAACCTCTGACATCGTTAGCAATTTGCCAGATTTGACGATGAAGCTCTGCACGTTGTTGAATACTTGTCATTTTCATCCACTTATTTCAGGCTTATGTAATTGGCGGTGATTCTACAGCAACTTGGATGCTTTAGCAGTTCGGACATTAGGCTACGAATGACCTGCCTAGAGGTTTGTTAAGCCGCAAAGTGCTGGTGCTTTATGCCTGTGAAGTTTATAATTGTGTACACATAACGAGTACACGAGGTGTTTATGCAATCCATTAACTTCCGTACCGCGCGCGGCAACCTTTCTGAAGTGCTCAACAATGTTGAAGCCGGGGAAGAGGTTGAAATCACCCGCAGAGGCCGTGAGCCAGCAGTAATTGTCAGCAAGGCTACTTTCGAAGCCTACAAAAAAGCGGCGCTGGATGCTGAATTTGCATCCCTGTTTGACACCCTGGACTCCACCAACAAGGAACTGGTTAACCGATAATGAGGCATATATCACCGGAAGAACTTATTGCGCTTCATGATGCGAATATAAACCGCTACGGCGGCCTGCCGGGAATGTCAGATCCGGGTAGGGCAGAGGCCATTATCGGGAGAGTTCAGGCCAGAGTTGCCTACGAAGAGATCACCGACCTTTTCGAAGTCTCCGCCACCTACCTAGTGGCTACAGCGAGAGGGCATATATTCAATGATGCCAATAAGCGTACCGCGCTAAACAGTGCGCTGTTATTTCTACGCCGTAACGGGGTGCAGGTATTTGATTCACCTGAACTGGCAGACCTTACCGTAGGGGCTGCGACCGGAGAGATATCTGTATCTTCTGTCGCCGACACGTTACGTAGATTGTATGGTTCTGCGGAGTAGATTAATGGCACGCAAATACAACAAATTGTCCCGTGAAGCGTTAAAGATGCTTCTTGATGGCGTGAGTCGCCGCGAGGTAAAGCAATACCTGGTTGGTAAGCAAATTGGTGCCAGGACCGCTATTGCTGTGTTATGCCGTCAGGAAATGGTTGTGCTTAAACAGAGAATGCCGGGCAGCAGATAAACCCAATCAGTGATGAAAGGTGTGATGTGAAAGCCGTAATTACTCCCTTTGTACAAAAAGAGCTTGGCGTCGCCACATTCAAAGTGGATCAGGAAGTCAGAAAGCTGGTGGAGGCTGGCCGTAAATTTATTATGGAGCCGGTGCCGCGTGAGTTAATCGAGCACATGGACGACGGCCTCGTTGTTTCCGAGCAAACCATGGCAACAAATGAGGCGTTGCAGCCGTTTTTTAACAGCGATGAACTGTTTCGCCGTATTGGTGGAATTGACGCGCTGGTGGCGTGGTTGCGTAGGAAAGAGGGGCAATGCCAGGCCGCAGATCGTAGTTGGTGTGACAACCATATTGTCCACGCTGAACGAGACAATAGCGCGGTGTTGTTGTGCTGGCATCACGATAACCATTACCGGATGCGTGGTTTTAATGAGCTGAAAGAAACGCTGCACAATAATCGCGTTAACTGGATACTGGATGTCGCCCGTCAGGAAATGGGCCTTTCAAATAGCCATGATTTAAGTATTCAGGAGCTGTGCTGGTGGGCTTTCATGCGCAACATGATGCACCTGATGCCGGAAGAAGTCTGCCGTATATCAATAAATAAGATGAAAGCCGCAACGCAGGATAGCGGACCTCTGAAAGAGGCGGATATTCGCCCGTATGACGATCGCGCTACAGCATATGTTCAGATGATGGAAGAACGCGCCGCGCCGATGCGTGCAAAAGTATGCCCTGTGGATGTTGACTCCGACCCTGGCATGGCGCATTTCAAAATACCAAAACTGCAATCGCTAAAATTACCTGAGTACATGGACTTTGTTGCTTCCCGTCCATGCTGTGGGTGTGGAGCGGCGGGAGCTGGCGCTCACATTACGCCTTATATCGTTCGTCATAGTCGATTATGCGCGCATGACATTTACGCAATTCCTCTGTGCCAGTCATGCCAGCGTGATATTGAGCGTGACCGCGATAATTGGGAGAAGACGCACGGCAGGCTGGCGATGCATCAACGATTGTTCTTTGATTACGCGCTTGGAGTCGGCGCTATCACAAGTCACTCGTCGAGCGTTAGATAAAATTGCTCTGATGTATTGCTATTTCTTTAATCTAGGGTATTATATTCGTCGTTGATTAGTTGACATGGGCTAATCAGTAGGTGACAGGATGTTACTTAACTGGCAGGGACGCCACTTCATGGAAATAAATCACTCACGAATTACATCGTATGAGATTGCGGATTACATGATTCGCACTAAATCTCTTCTATCAGCGAAAGAACTCGCAGCAATCCTTGAAAAGGAATACCCGCATCTGGATGTCGATAAGCGCGATGTTTATCTGCGCTTAAAGGCTATCGCTGTGTCTAAGTATTCGTCTGTTTTGATTGATGACAGTACACGCCCACGTAGATTTCAGATCCACTCTCTGAATCCTGAATTCTTTCGCCGCAGCCGCGCTCCGCGCCGGTTTGATGAAAAACTCCAGAACGAACTCTATATGACGCAGGACGAAAAGGAACGCCGGGAGCACCTGCCTTGGGTAATGGCGCGTCAACTTTTCAATAAGGTGGCCCGTCAGCACCGTCATTACGGTAATGCCACATCCGCACGTATCTGATTGATTGCTTGCCCGTTCCGGGCCTTTTGACATGTGACTTTCGTTACCCTCGCGTCAAAAAGAGTTTTTACGAAAGGAAGCATAAGTGACCTGGGACGATCACAAGAAGAATTTTGCTCGCCTGGCGCGAGATGGTGGTTACACCATCGCACAGTATGCCGCCGAGTTTAATCTTAACCCTAATACCGCACGTCGTTATCTCCGTGCCTTCAAAGAAGACACCAGGACTGCGGACAGCCGCAAGCCAAATAAGCCAGTCAGGAAGCCACTAAAAAGCATGATCATTGATCACTCTAATGATCAACATGCAGGTGATCATATTGCGGCTGAAATAGCGGAAAAACAGAGAGTTAATGCCGTTGTCAGTGCTGCAGTCGAGAATGCGAAGCGCCAAAATAAGCGCATAAATGATCGTTCAGATGATCATGACGTGATCACCCGCGCCCACCGGACCTTACGTGATCGCCTGGAACGCGACACCCTGGATGATGATGGTGAACGCTTTGAATTCGAAGCTGGCGATTACCTGATAGATAACGTTGAAGCGCGGAAGGCCGCGCGCGCTATGTTGCGTCGGTCCGGGGCCGATGTTCTGGAAACCACTCTTCTTGAAAAGTCTCTTTCTCATCTCCTTATGCTGGAGAACGCCAGGGATACGTGTATTCGCCTGGTGCAGGAAATGCGCGATCAGCAAAAAGACGATGATGAAGGTACTCCGCCTGAATACCGTATCGCGAGCATGCTAAACAGCTGTTCCGCGCAGATAAGCAGCCTGATCAACACCATTTACAGCATCCGGAATAACTATCGAAAAGAAAGCCGGGAGGCGGAAAAGCACGCTTTGTCTATGGGGCAAGCTGGCATTGTTAAGCTGGCATACGAACGAAAGCATGAAAATAACTGGTCAGTGCTGGAAGCAGCTGAATTCATCGAGGCGCATGGCGGGAAAGTGCCGCCCCTGATGCTGGAGCAAATCAAAGCCTATCTGCGTGCTCCGAAGACCAATACCGATGATGAGGAAAGGCAAACAGCCGTCGGTGGCCCTTCTCTTGAAGATCTGGACAAAGTTGCCCGAGAACGAGCCGCCAACCGCCGCGCCGATGCCGCATTGTGGATTGAGCAGCGTAGGGAAGAAATCGCCGATATCGTTGATACAGGCGGTTATGGAGATGTTGATACTGAAGGTGTATCAAACGACCCATGGCTGGAACAAGACCTGGATGAAGACGAGGAGGAAGACGAAGAAGTTACCCGCAAGCTATACGGGGATGATGATTAATGGCCAGAAGTTGCGTAACGGATCCACGTTGGCGCGAGCTGGTGGCGCTATATCGTTATGACTGGATTGCTGCTGCTGATGTTTTGTTCGGCAAAACACCTACCTGGCAGCAGGATCTGATTATTGAGTCTGTGCAGGAACAGGGTAGCAAGACATCTGTTTCGTCTGGTCACGGTACCGGGAAATCAGACATGACTTCTATCATGATCATGTTGTTCATAATCATGTATCCCGGTGCCCGCGCCATTATCGTTGCGAACAAAATTCAGCAGGTAATGACCGGTATATTCAAGTACATCAAGATAAACTGGGCTACTGCCACCAGCCGTTTTCCATGGCTTGCTGATTATTTTGTTCTGACAGAAACCGCTTTCTATGAGGTTACTGGTAAAGGTGTATGGACTGTAGTACCGAAGGGCTTTCGTCTGGGAAGTGAAGAAGCTCTCGCCGGTGAACACGCAGATCATCTTCTGTATATTATCGATGAAGCCTCCGGTGTCAGTGATAGAGCTTTCGGTATCATCACTGGTGCTCTTACCGGACAGGATAACCGCATCTTATTACTGTCACAGCCTACACGCCCAAGCGGCTATTTCTACGATACTCACCATAAACTGGCCAAGCGTCCTGGTAACCCAGATGGCGTTTATACGGCGATCACGCTTAATAGTGAGGAATCACCGCTGGTAACGCCAGAATTTATCAAAATGAAGCTGGCGGAGTACGGCGGGCGTGATAACCCTATGTACATGATTAAGGTACGCGGCCTATTCCCTAAATCACAGGATGGCTTCCTTCTTGGACGTGATGAGGTTGAACGTGCAACGCGGCGGAAAGTCAAGATTGCAAAAGGATGGGGCTGGCTTGCATGTGTGGACGTTGCTGGTGGTACGGGACGGGATAAGTCCGTTATCAATATCATGATGGTGTCCGGCCAGCGAAATAAACGCCGTGTAATCAACTATCGAATGCTGGAATACACAGACGTTACAGAAACGCAGCTTGCCGCCAAAATTTTCGCAGAATGTAATCCTGAGCGATTCCCAAATATCACCATAGCGATAGACGGCGATGGCCTGGGTAAAGCAACGGCGGATCTGATGTACGAGTATTATGGTATTACCGTACAGCGTATACGCTGGGGTAAAAAGATGCATAGCCGTGAAGATAAGAGCCTGTACTTTGATAAACGTGCTTATGCCAACGTTCAAGCCGCAGAGGCCGTAAAATCTGGTCGTATGAGACTGGATAAGGGTAATGAAACTATTGAGGAAGCGTCGAAAATCCCTGTAGGGATTAACTCCGCAGGTCAATGGAAGGTGATGAGTAAGGAGGATATGAAGAAAAAACTCAACCTGCACTCACCAGACCATTGGGATACATATTGTTTCGCTATGCTGGCGGATTATGTTCCCCAGGATGAAGTGCTTAGCGTCGAAGACGAAGCGCAGGTTGATGAAGCTCTGGCATGGCTTAATGAATGAATATTTGCTCTAATAAATTGTGTTTTTTAACTACCGATGTTACATTGAACCTGACCTCTTGCGCCTTGAGGCATTTTCGGTTTATGCTTATCAGGCACCTCAGTAAAACGGGTGCCGGGATTGGCCTCCCGCTTAAGTCTAAGGCGATACAGACGCCGCTCGCGTCTTTTTTTTTGTATCGGCGTACACGCACACCTCTACAATGGTGGGCTGTATGGGGCTACCTTCGGGTAGGCTGGTTACCTTGGACGCCAGTAAGGCCAACTCCGTACAGTCCACCGCCAGCAAGATTGGTCTCTTCTGCGGTGGTTACATACCAACGTCTAAGGAGGCTGCCAATATGGCTACTATCCCTACCCCAACTCATCCTGAATTCATCTGGCGCTTTTACTCCTGCCAGAAACGTCACTATCACTTCGTTATTGCACCGACAGAAGATGAGGCCCGCTCT